ACTGGTACTAGTATTGAACCCAGCCTCGCGGCCCCCACAAAACGTGGGATAAGCGTGCTTTGTCAGGTTACTGATATTATATCAGTTACTGACGATACTGATCCTGACTACCGCATCGACCTACCTGTTTCATACCATTTGGTAATTAAGATTCCCGCGAACGAGAATCTTACTACTACAATGATACAGCAGGGATTAGGCCGAATGATCAGCGGTATCTTCGATACTGGAAGCGAAACGCTTACCAGACTTGAAGCGCTGATCCGTGGATCTCTGACCCCAACTGACCTTTAATGGTTAGTAGACTCTACTAATCCATTAGACGAAGGAGGGAATTCTATGAGACCCAGCCAAGTGTTTAACACGTTGGAAGTCCTGAGAACTTCGTTCTCGGGCTCCTTATGCAGGGAAGGAATTGGGCTAACGCCTAATGATGCTCTTACCGTGCTAGAAGCTTACCAGCAATGGTTGAGCTTGGCGTACGACTTAGAGTACCTGCACCCCGATACGCTTCAGCGGGACGCACGCAGGCTCTTCACCGATATGGTGAGAGTGGACGTGCTTGTCCTACTAAGCGCAATGGCTGAGTGTTACCAGTTCTTGCAACTGGGAACAGGCAACGGATTTAAAGCCCGCTGCTCCAAAATCAGTCAACACCTCTTCGCAATTGTGAAGAAGGATTATGACTTGATGATGGAAGGTCATCTTTACGCGCACAAAAGACTCATCCAGCTTTTCAGCTATTTGAATCGATTGAGCTTACGTGAAATTGACCTATCTCAACAGTGTGTGAGTGACTATCTGGAGTCGGAGGAGTTAATCCCTCCGATTTATCCAGAGCCTCTCGTGCGAGCGCTTAACAAGATTGTTAAACGCTGGTTCGGTCCGTTTGTCCCGTACGAAATCGTACCCGGACATGGTCCTGGGAGCGTCGCTGGCATAAAACGACCGACTCTGTTTGCTAAGTATCAAAACTTAGCTTCAGACGCTCGGTTGCGCTATGCTTTCGGCGCCGACTGGTGGTGTTCGCGATCTAGTTCGATCCATTTGGATCGAACCTCTCAAACGATCTTCGTGCCGAAGAGTTATAAGACTTTTCGCACGATCTCAATGGAGCCATCCACTTTGCAGTATTTTCAGCAAGGTGTGTGGAAGGTCATCGACAAGTACGTCCGAAATCGATCTTATTTGAGGAATCACTTTGATTTCCACAACGTAGATCGAAATCGTTCACTTGCTAGGGAGGGATCGGCTAGAGGCAATTATGCCACTATCGACCTATCCGCAGCGAGTGACTCAGTCGGTTACGAGTTAGTTAAGAAGATCTTCAAGGGTACCTGGCTATTACGTTTTATCGTAACTACCAGATCTACTCAGACGATTCTTCCTAATGGTGAAACAGTGAGCCTCAAGAAATTCGCGCCCATGGGTTCAGCGTTATGCTTTCCCATCGAAACGATCATCTTTTCGGCAATCTGCCAGCACGTAACTCGGGGGCTCGGTGTCGACGGAGACTTCTCGGTCTACGGAGACGACATAATAGTCCCAACTAGTTGTTCTGAAAGACTGGTTCGGGTGTTATCGGGCCTGGGCTTTAGAGTTAATCTCAAAAAGTCCTTTACCTCTCCGGATTGTCGCTACCGCGAAAGCTGTGGCGGCGAATTCGTAGATGGGTTCGAAGTTACACCCATGCGAATCAGTCGGACATACAACTCTACCGACTATTGTGACCATTTCACCGCTCTGATCTCTTTAGCTAATGAAGCATACCAAAGGAATTTCTATGCTTTGCGACACTTCTTCTTAAGGAAGATGCGCTCGCACGGTATAAAACCCTTGTTTGCTCCAACTAGCATCTTAGGTCCTAGTTATTCTAACTATCACCTAAGTCGCCGCTTGAATAAGGATCTTCAGCGAGAAGAGGTAAGAGGTTCTGCCATCAAGGCAAAACGTCTTACTTCACTTCATCTTGAGGATGACTTATTTCAAGAGTACGAGGAGATCCGTTACAGGCATTGGTTAGAAAGTACCTACTTAAGACAACGTCTTGAGTGGGCTTTCGAATCCTATGTCGGCGAAACGGCCGAGTACGTTACCTACCAATGGTTCAACGCACCTCTTGATGCCAATGAGAAGGCTTCAAGAGACGATGACCAAATCTTTAACTTTCTCAGTTGAAGATGGTAAGAGGAG